ATGACTATTACAACATGATTGGTCGTAATTATTTTATAGAATTTAAATCCAAGAAAATGAAATCTAGTAGACACATCTACTCTAAAATGTATCAAAACTTTGATATTATGAGAGAAGATATTAAATACCTACAAATAGATGTTATCAATTGGAAAGAAAAACAATTACAAAATCGTAAAAAACATTTATTAAATCTGTTATGAAAAAACTGTTATTATCCTTAATCGTAATTATTTTCTTGGGTTCATCATGCACTACACGATATGTAGTGGAATCATCATCAGCATCTGGTTGTGGTGTATGGCACCCAAAAAAATTTAATAAGTAAGTGCGAAGGTTTAGTGTCCACCTGAGAGCTCGAAAGAGAAAAAACACTATTTTTTAAATCTTTATTATTAAACTATAATTTATTTAACATGAAAAAGTTAGGAAGATTTACAGTCGTAGCTTTTGCTTTTATTGTTTTATTTACACTTATGTATTGCATAATACCTGCTTTAGTTGCTATATTTGGTGGCAGCTTTCTTGCAGTGGCTCAACATCCAATGCATGTTGTTTTTATAGGTACAATAACAAGTGTTGTGTTAGGTGTAGTGTTTAACGATACTTTTGACACTAATTTTTACCCAAAAGACTAAAATTTATTAACTTACAGCTCATTTTTGCCCTCTAAACATAGTAGTATTTATTTTATTACTATGTTTAGGGGTCATTTTTGAGCCCTAAAATCATTATTATGAATCATCAATTAGCAGTTATGCTGGCTGCAATTACGCCACGCGAAATTCTTGTAGAAAATGTTAAAGAATCAATTTCTGAATACGAAGAAGCAAAACTTCTTAATAAGTCTAAAGAAGAACTTGAAGACTTATTTAGAGCATTGGCTACACATGCTCATCTTATTACAATTAATGTAATGACTAAAGGTTCTTTCGAAGGTGTTCAGGAAATTATGGAAAGAATGGATGAACTTAAAAAGAGAGATGATTTCTTTAACACATCTAAAAGTTCAAACTAAGTATGAAAAAGTTATTATTTATAATTGTTATTCTTGTTTCTCTATCCTCATGTTTAAGAGTTTCTTACCCAAGAGGTGGTAAAGGCTATGGATGTAGAGGAAAAGAATCATGGCCACAGTTAATGAAACGTATTAATAAACCTTATTAATTTATTTATTATGATTAATCTATCAAAAAATGATGTTCCAAACTATTTAGATTTATCTAAAAATGATCATCAATTAGAACCACCACCAGATCAAGTTAATCTTGAAAATGGTAAGTCTATGTGGATTATAAATGGTTATCGTATTTGGGCTAAGTCTTATAAGGAAGCACTAGAGTTGCTTCCTATTATTGAATCATTCTAAAATGAATATCATGGAAAAAGTAAAAGTCTTGTTATTTGGGCAAAGAATTAAAGGAGAAAAACTTCCTCCTTTAAAGCCAATTAAAGAACGACCATTTGATGAAAAAGATTTTTACAAATGGTGTAAAGAGTTAAATGTCTCTTCATTGCATGGTCGTAAACCAATTTATTTAAACTAAAAAACAAACCAGAAATGGCTACAAAAATTGCAACAGCAAAACAGTTTCATAAAGAAGCATTAAAAAACATTAAATGGCTTTCTTTAACAGGTAATATTAAATTTAGTTATCTCGCAGGTATTAATCGATCTATTAATCCTGGTCAAGTGACTAAACTTGCTAAGTCATTAGAAATGATGGGTATTATCAGACCTGTTGTTATAGCTGAATTATCATTTGTTAATGGTAAACCAGGTAAATATATTGTTGATGGACAGCACATTTTTAATGCTCTTATTAGACTTGGTTGGGAAATTCCATATGTAACCATACAAGTGGAAAACAAACAAGATCTTGTAGAGAAAATAGCAATGTTGAATGCTAGTTCTAAAACATGGACTATGCAAGATTATGTTACAGCATGGTCAAGTTTAAAAAATGATTATGTAAAACTTAATCATTATTTTCAAGTTTATGATCTTGAAATAACAGATTTAGCTGCAATTCTGATGGGTAATAGTGCAGGTGGTGGTAATCTTGCTAAAATTCTCAAATCAGGTGAATTTAAAATCAATAACGAAGAAAAAAATGTAGCAATTCTTAATTATGCTACAGATGTGCTGAAGGTGGTACCAAGAATGAACAGATTTGAAAACAGATATGTTATTAGAGAATTTGTAAAGTTTTTGAGATCTACACCTAAATATGATCATAAACTATTTTTGACAAAGCTTTCTAAAAACAAAGATAAATTTATTCTTGCAACACAAGAAGAAGGTAAATTATCTCAGTTATTTGAAAAGCTTTCTTAAGATGCTGAGGCTAGCGTAGGTTAGCACTGGGGTACGCTCTTACCCTAAGCGATTTGGACTTAGGATTGATCAACCATGAGATTTGTAATAGACGAGATTCTATTCAGCTGGTAGTAGATGCTATCATAATGGTGTATAATATGACACTCGGTGGACAGAAGTTATAATAAAACATAACAAAATGTCTCTGACTGGGCTCGATACTACTCTAGATGTGTCAATTAAGACGATGTCATGAAATAGTTACTGGTCTTTCCAAGGTCCGTTAAGCCTTGGTTTTTTATTACACGTACAATTTTATTATGAGCATACGTACAAAAGGTGGTTTTGGAATGATTTCTAATAATGTAATGAGAGATCCTGATATTACATTAAGAGAAAAAGCTATCTATTCATATCTATGTACATATGCTAATAATAAAACAGATGAATTGTACGTAGGTGTAGATAAAATGGCTGCAGAATGTGGCGTTGACCACTCCACAATTAAGAGAATATTAAAATCTCTTGTAAACAAAGGTGTTATATCTAGAATCTCTCGCGGTGGCTATAGTAGTCATATAACAGTTATACTAAAATAAATTATTAGAAGGCCCCAATATAGCATCCAAATAATGTTATATAACGATTATTTGAGCTGTTATAAGTGGAATAGGCCTTCTTTGCTATTGTCTGATGTTGAGAGCCTTTAGCGTATTAACCTGGATTCAACAGAAGTACTATGAAAAGTTAGTAATGCCCCGCATGACACATAAGGCCTGGGAAAGCGTGAAGACTTAGTAATTATGGGTTCTAACGATGATGACTTAGAACTAAAGTCCTCAGCATAGACATTTTGTTTTTTGTTTCATTTCGCTTATATTTGGATTCTAAAATCAATTTTTATGTATCAGTATGTAATGCGTAATGTTACCAAAGAAGGTAGCTCTTACAGAGTGCGTTATCAAAGAAATGGTAAACGCTATTCTAAATTCTTTTCTAAACGTAAAGAAGCTATTGCTTATAGAAAAGAAATGTTAGGATAAAAAATCATTTAAATTATTGTTAGCACTAATTATTTTAAATCAATTCAAAACAAATTAAAAAGAGTTTTGGTTAGTAAGTTGATCAAAAAATGAAGGGGATTAGTGTTAACAATGTAGTTAGGTGGCGTATTGGAGACGCAACTGATCAAAAGGGAGATAGTAGGTTCGATTCCTATCCTGACTACTAATGGGCCTGCCTGGATTTGACAGCAAAGAACAGGTAGCATCACATGCAAGAGGTAGCCAATACTCAAACCAATTGGTTAATCACAAAGGACAACACAACAGTTGAACTTTCTAACTACACTTTTGAGTCTCTCGTAGCAGAGCTTGAAGGTTCTGAGCTTGAATTAGCTTAAGTTAAGGGAGCATCTATGCTTAGCAACAGAAAATAGTAATAGTTTTCTTGATAGTCATAAAATCAAGTGGTGGAGCAACTGGGCTATTTACCCATACGGTGCAAAAAGTAAAGTTAAACCTTGACTTTTAGTACATAGTTGTCAAGCTATAGATTGACTAAGCATGTAAGAATGGTGTTATTGGTAATTTGTTTGGACAGGGGTTCGACTCCCCTCAGGTCCACTAAGGTGTTTTTCATAGGTTAGCAACATCCTGGTGTTTCTACACTGGGATTTTATTTTTAAAATAATTAGTTATGTATAAAGACATCAAATACTCTATTAAAACATTTATTGAAAGTGTAAAAAATCTAATTTATTGGTTTAAAACTATCTGGAAAGACAAAGACTGGGATGATTATTATATATGGATCATACTAGAAAAAAAGCTTATAAAACAAGCTAAATACATTAAAGAAAAAAGTCGTCATTTAGATGCTCATAGAGATGCAGAAAGAATGATGACATGTGTTCGTCTTATACAGAAAGTAAAAGATGAATTTTATCATATGGAACATATGGATTATCAAGAATCTGTATTTCATTTTGATGATGTGCCAGATATGCCAGATCATAAACAACTTCGTATAGAAGAATTATCAGAAAACTATAATGACTACTTTAAAAAATATCCTCTTGTTTATAAAAAAGTGCTAAAAATAAATAGAGTGATGTTAAGAAAAGAAGACAAGTCATACATTGCTATGCATATGTCATGGGAAAACCACAAAAGAGCTAAACAACTTTTATTTAAACTTCTCAACGAGTATATAGAAACTTGGTGGGATTAAAATTTATTATATGACTGAAGAACAGTTTATTGAATTAAAAGATGCTTATATTGATAACATTCAAAAGTATTTTAAAGAAGCAGGTGATCTTTTTGCACATGTAGCATTATTTTGTGAATTTAAGAAAGATGCTGAAGATTATGATGAAAGACCTGCAATTGTACATATACCAATACCAAGTGATTTATTAAAATCAGATGATGGTAAAGACTTTTTTATAGATTCTCTTTTAAAAGATGCTGTAAAAGATGTTAAAGAAGAATTTATAATTATTGGTGTTGCGTGGTCTGCTGAAGCTTGGATGAGAGTATCAGATGTAAAACCTAAATCTAAAGTTGATATTGATAATATACCTATTAACTCAGAAGTTATTATTATTAATATTGAATCTGAAAATGTTAAAGAGTGTAAAATTTTTGAAATTGAAAGAACAAACGTTTCTATTGAAAAAGATGGTAGTTTAAAAACAGGTAATATTAACTTCAAAGATCTTGGTATAAAACAAACAACACCAGGTGGAAGATTTTCAGGTTTATATGATTCAATTAAAGATTAATTATGGATTTATTTGGAAAGAAAAAAATAGCTTTACTAGAAGCAGAGCTAAAAGCGGTGAAAGATATGTTGTATGAATGTGGTGAAAAACTTGCAGAAAAACAAGAGCATATTAATAAAACAAATGCTTATTGGAAGAAAAAAATGCATGAATCATCACGTCCAAAAACTAAAAAAAGTAATTTATAGCTTTATTATCCGTACTTATTAGATATAACTAATGTTTATTATACATATATTAGTATTTTTATGTATAAACGAATATAAATGTTGTATCAATTACCAAACGGTAAAGTTATAGAAATTAGTACTGAGCAATTCGTAGAAATGACTGACGAAGAGCTTGAGTATCTAATTGCCTATAACTATGGAGAAGTGCAAGAAAATCCTTGGTTTGGGTCAGTATTATCTAAACAATCTCCAGAAGATGAGATTGATCTAATACAACCAATAGAATTACCAGATGTGAAGGATGATGATAAAATAAACTTCTTAGACGCAGATTTTAATGTAGAAGATTAATATTTCTACATATTTTTTAGACACGCCCCTGACAGTTCAGGGGCTTTTTTATTTTAACTCAAATTTAGACTTAAATGTACTCAAAAGTAGTAGTAAAAGCAGATGAAAACGATAATGTAATAGGCGTTTTCAAAAACAATCCAGAATATGGATATGTTCGTGTAGAACAAGTGGCACCTGTAATTAGTGATACAGGCTGGCTCAAAACATCTAAAAGATCAAGTTTTATTAAAGGTAAAATTGAAGACTTACAAGGTCTTAATTACAAAGCAAATCAGGAAATTTCTGGTAAAATTGTAATTATTGAATCTTTAGTTCCATTTACGATGGACAACCCAGACCGTGATCTTAAGATAGCTGGTGATACAGGCGTTGTTTGTCGTTATGATGATCAACCTATTTATAGGAGATCTTATTTTACAACAAACACAAAAGTTGAAGATGAAGTAATTCACCATACAAACGCAGAAGAAATTCGCGAAGTACAAGCTGCACAACGTGCACTCACTTCAACAATTTCTAGAAAGCGTGATGGTGTATTAGATCTCTAATATTTATTTTTCACAACAAAAGGGCTCAAGTTAATTGGGCCCTTTATTTTTTAAATCAAATATATGAATCCAAACAAATCAATCAATTCAAACTCTAGAGGTATTTTAATTAGTTATGATGACAAAAAACGTCATTTTCTTAATTATGAACCTAAAAGAGAAGTTGTTAAATCAACACAAATCAATGGTAACGCACGTTATCAACAGAAGTTGTTTGAGTTTAATAGAGCTCAATTAAAACTTTACAATGAAGCTGTTTATGGATTTAAAGCTTATTCAAATGAGGTAATTATGGAAATGCGTCCTCATCACATTAAAAGAATTCAATCTATACATGCACATGCAAAAGAAGTCATTAACGCTTATAAACTTGAAATTGCTAATGCTAATATAGACGGGTTTCTTTCTAAATTATTTCCAAAATCAAAAATTGCTAAAGCTCTGATAGATGTTAAAGGAGTTGATACATCTGTAAAAATTCCATTATCTCTAAAAGACCTGAAAATCACTTCTGAAAGCTTGGCAAAAAGACTTGTACAATACAAGGTTTTACCAGAAAACTTTTTTAATTTAGCATAATGATTAAGGCAAAACTTAAAAAATGTGCCAAATGTGAAAAAGAAAAACACATTTGGAAATCACATGGTAAAGAAAAGTATTGTAAAGAATGTTGGTATTCCATAGAAAAACCAAAATCTATTTCCCCTGTCTCTAAAAAGAGGCAGGTGGAAATGGATGAGTATTCTAAGAAACGCAACATATTTTTAATTGCTAATCCTAACTGTCAAGCAAAACTTGTTGGTTGTACAGGTGCATCTACTGATGTACATCATAAAGAAGGAAGAACAGGGGATAACTATTTAAAAATGAGTACGTGGTTGTCTGTATGTAGAACATGTCATTCTTGGATAGAAACCAACCCTTTGGAAGCTAAAGAACTAAATTTAAGTAACTCAAGACTTAATTAATATGGGATATGTAGTATTAGGATTTATAGTTTTTACATTAGTTATAGCAGTCTATGGTGTAATTGATGTATGGAAACAAACTAAAAAATATTAATTATGATTAAATGGAAACGCAAACCTTCAGGAATAGCTCCTGTACAAGCTGAAGGATGGTTTATGGGTAAATACTTTTATTTTAGAAGTAGATACAGATACGCTGTAATACAATTTGCTGATTCTCAGCATGATTGGGATATAGTAAATATTTCAAAAAAATATGTTCTTTATACAAGTAAAGACGAGTATGGAGCGAGTTCTATATCTTATTGGTTTGCTAAATTGTTAATATACAAAGCATGTGTAATGTATTTACTGGGATTTAAATCAAATGTTTAATTGTGGCATATTTTCCACAATTAGACACTTTTTGTTGAAAATAAACAACATTATTATGATAGAATTTTTAAAATGGCTAGGAGAAAATAAGTGGTATAAGTATAAAGATGGTAGATGGTTCACTACAACTGACATACCATATGTTGGAGCACAACCAAGAAAATTTTACACAGAAGAAGAAGTTGTGCAAATATTTTCCACTATAACCTCAAAATCGTAAAATATTTTCCACTAACAATGTATTTTAAAGGATACAAAAGCAAGCAATTTGAGTAATATAATACTGAAATAACTAATAATGTACCTTATAAGGTATAAAATGAAACAAATTGAGTAATATAATACCTGTTAGGGTATAAAAATAAATAATTTATGACAATAATTAACTCACCAAGTGGTTGGCAATGTTGGGAAGAAAATGAAGAGGCAGAAAATCCATTAAAAGATATAACTAGATTTGAAGTGATAGATCACTCTGGTAATAAACCAGGAAGAGTGTTAGTTAAACATGGTATTAGTGTAGAAATGTCTATTCAAGATGATGGTAAAACTCTTAAAATATTTATATCAGATGAAAATAGATAAAAAAAGTAAATTCTACACACCTAAATCATTTAAAGAAAAAGCTATAGATTTACTTAAAAGCCTGCTTTTTTGGAAAGGTAGAAAGAAAGGTATAATACATACTAGAGATATACAATGGGATGATATTAGAGCAATATTCTTTCCTAAAGATTTTCATGAGAAATATAGATATCTTGGTTCTGTTCCTTGGAATGAAGAGGGAGACATATTTAAAGCTATGGAGCCATTAGTTATTTATATGGATTATAAAGCTAAACCTTGGTGGTGCCCAAGATGGGTGCTAAGATTCTTACATCTTTTTGGATCTGATAATTCTATAGTAAGAGTTAGAAATTGGGTATTACACGATTTATTAAGAAGGCTTACAAAAGGCTATATGATATGGGATTATAAAACTAAATGGAATTGGTATGATCTTAGAATTAGTGTAGCAGGTAATGATCAAATGCATTTTTTATCTGATGCTATTGAATCTAAATTCTATAATGATGGAGCAAAAGAAGATATGTTTTTAAAAATTAAAGCCATTGATTCAAATACAAAGTTTACAGCAGGACATAGTCACCATTCTTTAAAAGAAGAACTTGAAAGATTAGAAGATTTAGAAGATCAAAAAAAAACTAAAACAAATAAAAATTATTAAATTATGCCAGACATAAGTATGTGTAGTGGAGAAAAATGTCCACTCAAAGAAAAATGCTATAGATTTTTAGCAACTCCAAATGAATTTAGACAATCATATTTTATGAACCCCCCATATAATCACCAAACTAATGAGTGTGAGTATTTTTGGGATAATTATCTATATCAAAAAATAAAAGATGAAAACAAAATCGAAGAATAAATTAGTAATTGAAACTATTTTATTTACAGCATTATGGATAGCTGCAGCAACAGCTCTTTATTTTTTATGCAAAATATAAATCATGTCACATCCTTTACATCATGCAATCTCTTCCCAGAAAAAATGGGGAGGAAATATAGAAGACTATTTACCAATACATAATTGGTTTGATGAAACCAAAGCACACTATCCAGACATGAGACATCGTACCCTCAGACATCACGCTGAGGGTATTTTTTGGTGTGAAGAGAAGTTTGGAGTGTATATAACAAACTCTGATGGGAAAATGGTTCCTGTTAGAGCTCTTGGAGAACAACATGTCAAAGAAGATATTGGATGGATACCCACTATTAAGGACTATTTAGACAATATGAATGTTGTTGGATGGATGTATAAACCAGGAGATGGTAGAAAAATGATGAAAGAAATAGCTGATGAGAAGTTAGACTATATTAAAAAAGATTAGTTATGAAAGGTAAATTAATTAAAATAGAAGAAAGATGGATGGTAGGAACTGTTTGTTATGCAGACCTTTGGTCAAATTATATACCATTACATCCTGATGATGTAAAACAAATAGAACGTGATTCTCAAGTGTTTGATAACATAGAAGCAAGAATTGCTGCTTATCCTAATGTAGAGTTTGATATAGTATCAGATACATACGAAAAACCAGGAAAGGAAAACACTTATGCTAAACTAATTCCATCTAAAGAACAACAAAAAGAACTTATCAAAGAGATTATGGACTTAGATGCTAAGGATGGGTTGTATGACACTGTAAATGAGCTTGATAAATTAGCTGAAAAAACTTTTAAAGGGGATGATGCCACTACTTTTGTTCAACGAGAAATATGGAAAGATGGTTATAGAAAAGCTCAAGAAACTCTATATACAGAGGAACAAGTTTGGCAAGCAGCCTTTGATGCTTATGTAAAAGCAAATAACGAATCTTATGAGCTTACACCTAGCGATATTATCAAATCACTTAAACAACCTAAAAAAGATTAGTTATGAACAAAGAACAGCAAAAGCAACTCCTTACAGAAATAATGGAAGATAAAATTGATAAGTTGGCTCACCAATACAATCCAGTTATGAAACTTGATGCTGAATTTATTAGGGCTGGATTTAAAGCAGGTTATAACAAAGCCAAAGAAACTTTATATACAGAAATATCAGATGAAGAAATAGAGAAAGCAGGAAAAGAATGGTGTCATGCCATAGGTGAAGATGGATTTGTAAATAGTGGAGATGATTATGATATTCATGAATTACCTGCATTTATAGCTGGTGCTAAATGGTACAGAGAACAATTAAAAAACAATGATTAAAAAAGCATGGTGGATGATATGTCACTTAACAGGCTTTATCATCTACCTATTATTTCAAAGAAAAAAAGATTAGTTATGGCAAAAAAACCTAAAAAATTAGAAGTAAAACCTTCTGTATTAGAGTGGTGTAATCAACAAGTAGCTGATGGTCACGAATTATCTATCCTCTGGGATGGTGGAGGAGACTCTGGTTGGGCACATTTTGAAATTGATGGAGAAACTGTAGATAATGAATATACAGAATATTTAGTAAATAAAATGTATGATGTATTAGACTATGGATCTTGGGCTGGTGAATTTAGTGCTTCAGGTAGTGCTGAATATAATCCAGAAAGTCAATCATTTGAAGGAATAGATGACTATTCTGAAGATGAAACAATGTCACATGGTTGTAATATTGTTATACAAGTGCCTAAAGATCTATGGTATGATAATCTTTCTATTAGTATTGAAGGTAATGAAGGTGAAACATGTAATGTAACTTGTAGATTTAATATTAAGAATGGTTTCTTATCTGATAAACACATTGTATTTATTGGTGGTCTTGAAGAAAAAATGGAAGAAGAAGTGAATGCTGTTATAGAAGACTTTATTAATGTTTCAGGAAAAGACTATCGTAGTATTTGGGAAACTATTAACCTAGAGCCTAAAGATGGTAACATTAAAGATGATTGTATAGAATACATTATTGGTTCATTAAGTATAGGTACAACATCTTCAGAGCCTAAAGATATTTATTTAGAAATTACAGAAGAAGACACATTAGTTGACATTTAAATTAATTAACAATGCAATACGAAAATCAAAGTTATATTGTTAGTGGTCAAGGGGGCTTCAAATTAAGTGAAGCCTTTAAACTCTGGAAAGCTAAATATCCAGAATTTATAGATTTTAAAAAAGATGTTATTACAAATCCTAGTCTTGAAGACTTTGGAAAGTTTGTAGAAGAATATTGGGATAGTATATCACCTGCTACTGTAGAAGAAGCTCTTAGACAAGAAAATACAGAAACTAGACGTACATATTTTGACTGTATAGGCGTACAAAAACTCTTTAAATCATTAGATCCCAAGCTTTTAGATAGGCAAGTTATCACTAAAAAGAGAGCTAATTGGGATGATGAAAATAAGGAAGTTTTTCGTACATTTGAAGACGTCTATGAGCTGTATGAAATTAAAGGAACAAAACTCTTTGAAAAAGACAGATGGGGCAGAGAACCAAATCCTGTATACGCTGTAAGATGCTGGTGTACAACAACTAATAGAGAATATTGGTTGTATGTTAATCAAGAAGCAGCTACAGGAAGTAGATGGTGGGGTGATGATCCAAAAAAAGCTGATGCTATACGTGCAATTGCTTGGACTATACGTATAGACATTACAAATCCTGAAAAGATCTATAGACAAGGTGATATTATTGTTGTAAAGAAATCTAAAAATAGTGAAGAAAAACCTTCTTATCATTTAGATAAAGATCAATACCTTCAATTAATGTATTCAGAAACTTAATATTATGAGTATAGAATTAATCGGTCATGTAGGAGTTGACTCAGGTCAGCTCCTATTATGTGACCCATGTTATATAGATAGTCAATGGGAAAAAGAAGACTTTGAAGATGTTAGAATTTATGAACACAAAGTCACTAAAGAAAAACTTCAATATATGAAAGATTTTTCAAACTATATGGAAGTTATACCTAAGTATGTTAAAAACATGAATGAGTTAATAGAAACTGGTGAATGGGAAGAAGTCGCTTATAGTGAAGAACCCACCCATCCTTTTAGTTATAATGCATGTGCTAAAGCTACTTTATCTGAGGAAGGTCATGGTGAACTTAGATTTAAAATGGGTCATGTGGGTGCAGGTGTAGCATTTAGTACAGCATTTGGAGATGGTATGTACCCAGTTTTTGCTAATTATATGCCTGATGGAACACTTAGAAGTGTAGAAGTAGTATTTCAAGATGAAGATGACGAAGAAGAAAATTTAAATAATTAAAAAATAAAAACTATGGCACTAAAAAAAGAACAGTATGATTTAGTAGAGCTTCATAATAAGCTTTCTAAAATTACAGATGATTTAGTAAATGCAACTGAAAAACTTCTAGAAATCAAAGAAGAAGATATGGGTGTTGCAGCAGCTGGTTTTAAAGCTGGTCAAGCGTATACTACTATTGACAAAGCTTATGATGAACTAGTTGATATAACAGATGAATTAGATCACTTTATTGATAATTAAAAATTTAAAACTATGCAAAAAGCAAAACGCATTGTATTAGGAGAAGGTGAGATTGTGGGTCACAAACACATTCTCGAAAGCAAAAAAGAAATGCAATATCAAGAGAACCCCACGTCTATTGATTTTATGCTAAAAGATCTTGGTGTTCTTACACATGACGAGCATGCTAAAATGGTATTTGAAGCAGGTTCATATCGTAGTTACAATCAAGTTGAGTTTAATCCATTTGATCAAACAGTTAACCGAGTATTTGACTAATGAATAAAAGAGAGCAAGTCCAGCAAGAAGCATTAAACATTGCACTTAAGCATAGAAAATGTGGTTTAGGAATATCAATGGGGGTTGGTAAAACCCTCATTGGTCTTAAATATATTGATTATTGGCAAAATAAAACAAATGTTAAAGCTCTTGTAATAGCTCCTAAACTTTCTATTTTTCAATCTTGGATTGATGATGCGAAAAGATTTAACATTAACATTGACAATGTTCAATTTACCACTTATCTTTCTTTAAATAAATATAATCCTTCTGAGTTTAATCTAATAGTTTTAGATGAATGTCATAGTTTGTTATATACACATGATATTTTTCTAAAAATGTTTAATGGTAGAATATTGGGTTTAACAGGTACACCTCCTAGATATCATAAATCTGAAAAAGGTGAAATGGTTTCTCAATACTGCCCTATTATGTATAACTATATTACAGATGAAGCTGTAGGAGATGATATTTTAAATGATTACAGAATTATTGTACATAGAATGTCTCTTTCAAGTGAAAATAATATTCATGTACAATTTAAGAATAATAACTTTTATACGTCAGAAGTAAAAAACTATGCTTACCAAAATAAAAGAATAATGGAAGCAGAGACTAAAAAGCAAGAGCAAATTGCTTCTATTATGCGTATGAAAGCTATCATGGAATATAAAACAAAAGAAGTGTATGCTAAAGAGTTATTAAATCACATTAAACAGAAATGTATTGTGTTTTGTAATACTCAAGAACAAGCAGATAAACTTTGTAAATATTCTGTACATTCTAATAATTCTGATTCAGAAGAAAATCTTGAAATGTTTAAGGAAGGCACTATTCAAAAATTATCATGTGTAATGCAACTAAATGAAGGCGTTAATATACCTAATTTAGAAGCTGGCATTATTATGCATTCATATGGTAACGAGCGTAAAGCAAATCAAAGAATAGGTCGTCTGTTAAGACTTAATCCCACCCAAACATCTACTATTCATATTCTTTGTTATAAAGACACTGTTGACGAGAGATGGGTGAATGAAGCTCTTAAAGATTTAGATCAATCTAAAATTAAATATTTAGATGTATGAAAAAAGACTTACATTTTGTAGGTAAATATATTAAGAAGAATGGAAGGCTAGAATTTGCTAGCCTTTCTTCTTCTAAACAATATGAGATGTTTGTTTCACATGTAGAAGAAGGACAAATTGTAGAATGTTTTTTTGAAGCAACACATGACGATGGTACATTACCACAATTAGCTAAGCTTCATGTAATGATTAAACAATTAGCTACACATATAGGTGAAACAGTAGAAAATGTAAAACTACTTGTTAAAGATAAAGCAGGCTTGTGTATAGCGCGAGAAGTTAGTGGTAAAGAATACTTTCTTGCTAAATCTTTTGCAGAGTGTTCTAGAGACGAATTGTCGTTAGCTATTCAGGCTGCGATTGAGATTGGGTATCAGGTGAATTATAATCTTCAATAGAATTATTTATAATTTGTTTTAAAGTATCTTCAGTATCTATTTCTTCTGTTAGATTTTGCTCATCAGCATACTTTTGTATATCTACTAAAAGTAATGTAATTGTTGTAAGATGAGTCATCCATTCTTCAGAAAAAGTGCTAGTATTTTTTATAATACTATCATATTTTTTTATTTCTTCACCATATTTTTTTAGTTGTTCATCTGAAGCACTATTTATAAGATATGCCTGTATTTGTTGAAGTCGTACAAGCATACCAGTAGAAAAATTTACTTTTATAACTGAATTTTTCTTTATTATTTTCGATTTTGGTAATTTATTTTCCATAAAATGATTTATTACAAATTTAAACTAAAATTATGACAGAACAAGTAAATCTTGAAGATGTTAAACAAAAACTTATTGATAAACTTAAACCTTCTGGATGGGCAGGTAAACTTAAAGGATTTGTTCAAAGTTCTGACTTTGATAAAATCTTAGAAGTGTTATATAAATTAAGAGAAGATGGTAAAAGATTTACTCCTCCTCTTAAATATGTATTTAGGGCGTTTGAAGAATGTCCAATAAATGATCTAAAAGTGGTAATGATTGGACAAGATCCCTATCCACAATTTGGTGTAGCTGATGGTATTTCATTTTCTTGTAGTTTAACAGGTAAACCACAGCCAAGTTTAAGACATATTTTTCAAGCAATTGAAACAACTATACATCAAGATTTTCCCACACAGCAAGATCCAGATTTAAAACGTTGGTCAAATCAAGGTGTACTAATGCTAAACTCAGCTCTTACATGTGAAATAGATAAGATAGGTTCACATGTACCTATATGGAAAGAGTTTACAGCTTATGTATTAGATATACTAAACTATACAAACTCAGGACTAATTTTTGTTTTGTTAGGCAAGCAATCTCAAGAGTTTGAGTCGCTGATAGGAAATCAGCATCACATTATAAAAGTATCTCATCCAGCCTCTGCAGCATACAATGGAGGTAAATGGGATTGTAATGATGTATTTAATAAAATAAATGAAATTATTACAGGTCAAAATGGTAAAGAATTTGCTATTAACTGGTAATAACAACTAATAACTATTAATAATTAACAATTATGGCTATCAACAAAGTGGATTTAACAGTATCTCAATTATTAAATGACCTTAGCGAAGGTTTAACTTGGTTAAAGAAAGATGATCTAGGATATGGATCAGTAGAAACAAAATACGGTGCTAATGAAAAGCAAATATCAGCTATTAGAAAACATCCAAAACTTAAAGATGCTGATACTTCTTTAACTATATTTAATATTATAGATGACACAGAATCTTCCACCAAAACCATCGAATCCACATCTTCCAGGTCAGATATTCACAGTGAACAAGAACCAGAGAATGATATGGTCAGTAAACAAACAATGTTGGATAGAGTTGAGTCAGTATCTGAAGCTGTCGACATTTTTGCCCAACTATAATAATATGAGTAATAGAGGAAATAGACCAAGTCCATCTGTTAGTGCAACAGCATATTCAGATGGAAGTATATTACAAGGTAATGATGGTAGATTTTGGCAAGTACAGTCAAATAGTTCTGGTGTAAAAAGATGGGTTCCTACTAATCAAGTAGTACCTACACAACAACAACCTGTACAAAACACTACTAAACTAAGCACTGAATTACTTTTAGAAAATTTTAAAACAAAAAATATGGGTAAGGTAAAAACTATTACAAAGCGTACAACACAAGAAGTTAGACATATTGAGACATCCTTGATTAACAAGGAAGAAGTATTTAAGATGTTAGCATTAGCAGAATCTACAGGTTTACCCTTATTGTTAGTGGGTGAGCCAGGTGTTGCTAAAACCAAAACTATTATTGAGTATGCAAAAGCATGGCTTAATAAAGATGGTAAGATGACAGCTGATGATTTTGCTAATAAAATGTACATCTTGGAAACAGATGAAGGCACCAAGGCAAGCGAAATTAAGGGTATGCCTGATCTAGATACATTGTTTACTAAAAATCAGTATCAACTTAACACACCTATTGCAGATGCTGATATTGTAATTATTAACGAGGTGGACAAAGCTAGTTCTGCTATTAGAAATGCAATGTTGGGTGTAATGAACGAGAGATTTTTGTTTAATGGTAAACATAAGATTCCGTGTAAATGGAAATTATTCATTGCCACTTGTAATGAAATTCCAAAAGATGAAATGGATTCTCCATTCTGGGATAGATTTATGCTCAAAATGACTGTAGGTCGAGTATCACCTGGTGAAATGTCTAAGTATTATTCTAAAGGCGCGCGTAACTATCGTGAAAACTTTACTATTGGTATTCCTAACAGTGCAGAAGTTGAAAGCGTAGAAATTCCTCTTAACAAGCTTGACAAATATCTAGAAGTAGGTTATGCAGCTAGTTCTGATCGTACATTAACTTTTGTACCTAGACTGGCTAAAGCTGTTTCTTATATTTGGGATGTTAGTGTAGACAAAGCTCTTGTAAAAACTGCTCAGATTATGATTAGTCAATCAGCAGCAAGCGAACTTCAAAATAAGCTAATGAGTGCAGAAGTTAAAGCTGTTATGTCTAAAGTAGAGATGTTACATTCTCGTAATACTAATGAAGAGCTTGAGCTAGCTGTAGCTGAAATTGAGAGTTTGGTAAATACATATGCTTCACGAGGTGCTATGGATCAAACACAAGTGGAAGAAGTAGAAATCTCTATGGCTTATATTCTTGAAAACCATCCTGCTAGAAAAAACAAGCAGCTGTCTCAAGAATTTGATGAAATTTTAGTAGATGATCGTTCTTTCTAATTTTTTAATAACAAAAGGGTACCAAAAAATGGTACCCTTTTTTAATTAAGTTTATGGCAAAAGAATATAAAAATGTATATACTATTCTTGAAAAAGTAAAGAAAGGTGAAATTGATAGCTATTATAAAGACAGTGATGGTTTATTTGGAAAGATTAACTTCTATAAAAAACCAGACCTTGTTAAACCTTATTTACATTACATTGATGAAAATCGTTTGTATAATATTGTTGATACACATTTAACAAGTAAAGATACAATAACAGAGCATTTTCAGAAATTTTCTACACACAGTGAATTTAAAGCTTTAGACTCAAAACCAGCACCAGAAGAATTTGCTAAAAAGTTTAAAGAAACTTATGAAGAGTTTCCAGAGCATATATCTAATGATATATTCAAGATGTATTACAACAAAATTGAAAAGCTTGATTTTGTTGATAGAGAAGCTGGAAACTATACAAAGTATAAGTTTCTTGAAAAAGCTAACAATCCTGTAGGTAAAGTGATGACTGAAAAATCAAATTTAAAGTCAGCCATATTCACTCGCAATATCGTTAGTTATCTTATAGCTAGATTAACTATGCTTAGATATACTGATCCTGAAGCTGCTGAAGATCTTGAAAATAGCATGAATAACGGTGATGATTTTGACAATCAGGGAGTTGATAAAACATTAGATAAGATGTTAAACTCAAGAACTGGTAAATCTATGCTTGATTCTGCAATGCAACAAGCCCAAGATCTTTGTAAGCAAATGGATGGCGCTATGCCTGAAGATACACAAGAAAAGTTATTTGAATCTTGTGGAGAAAGTAAAGGTGGCGAAGCTAATGCAAGTAAACTTACACCTGACTATCTTAAAAATATAGCAGCTAATTTAGAAAGTTTGAGCTTATCAATGGGTTCTTTAAAAGATAGAATTAAGAAACTATTAGATAAATCAACTAGCTATTTTAGTGCAAAAGATAAAGTAAAGTATGAAGATCTACTTAACTCAGATAATGTAGCTGGATTAGATGAATTTGAGCTACTACATCCCAAACTTCGTAAAATCTTTATTGAAGATATAAACATCAAAGACACTCAAAAAATGGGTAAAATTGATATTTATATTGATGTATCAGGTTCAATGGGTGAAAGTTGTGGTGTCCAAAATTCAAAAGGTGATCATATTGATAAGTTAGACTTTGCTAAAAGCTTTGCAGCTAAAATGAAATCCATGGATATGTTAAATGAAATCTATGAATTTGACACAAGAGTTCGTAAAGTTAAAGATAACATACTTGATATAGCAATGATGGATTCTGGAGGTGGCACTCATATTGATTCAGTGATTAATAAAGTAGAACAAAATGGTGTAAATGCTCTTATAATTACAGATGCAGAAGATTGTTGTCGCATTTATTCTGATAAAGCTTTCTTTATTGGTATAAAGGGTGCAAGATTTCATCATTTTCAGAAAGAAATAATAAAAGAATATTCAGACAAAAATCAAGTGATTGTTTTTGATGGTAATAGAATCTTTAAAGTGGATGAAGAAGGTAAGGTGATTAACTAAAAAAAAGAGAAAGCCCCTGTAAAAAGGGGCTTTTTACTTTTGCTACTAGCAGGAGGGAGGAACTAATAGCTTATTTATGAGAGAGGGTTAGCGACCTTGTCCACGATATTGTGAAACAGATTTGTCTTTTGGTCCACGTGATTTAGCAGCTTTACCACCTTTACGTTTACCAAATGTAATTTTTTTTGAGTCTGTGATTTTACCTTTTGCCATTGTTTTAAGTTTTTATATTTCTTTTATTAATCGTACTGATCTACCAAATTTTGGGTTTAATGCACCTCCCATAACCAAAAGAGAAAGACTATTAAAGAGAGTTGCTGCTATTCCAAAACCTGCTTGTTCTGAAGAAGTCCAAAATGCAGCTGTTGTACCTAACCCAGTAGATGACCCATTCATATCAATAGTTCCACTAGGTAATGCTGAAAATCCAACTTCATTAGTACCAGTATTTAAACTTGTCCATAATCCATCATTAGTATTTAAATTACCTGTTGTTTTTAATTTTTGTCCAGCTGTTTCTGCACCTCCTAAACATTCAGCAAGTTGTTGCCAATCTTGTAAAGATGGAACTCTCCAACCAACAGGAGATAATCCTCTTGGATCATTAATAGCATACCAATTGTATAACTTTCCATGTATTCTTCCATTAGCAGAATCATTATTATAATAACGCCAAGCAGGTGTTGTTAATGTAGCCCATTGACCAGGATCAGTTACTTGAGGAATAACATCACCATTTCTAAATGTGGTACCTTCAAAGTTTTCAAATGTCCAATTTTCTGTACAAAATGGTGTTGCTGAACAAACACTATCGCAACAAAGATCATAATCTACTTCCTTCCATAAAGAAGACTTATCAGGATAACCACCACTAGTAGTTACTATTAAACTTCCAGGTACTAACTTACCTTTCTTTGTATATCTTACAAAACCGCGTTTTTTTGCCATAGTTTATTTTTTAAGGTGCTTGAATTATTTCAAATGACAATACTCCTTGAGGACAAAATGTTTTATATTGACATTCATTTAGTGTGAATATAAAATTATCATCTTGGTCTAAAGAAAATTCTCCTACTATAGGAAAAAAAATAGTATTTAATGCACTAACAGTTTCAGAACGTGTTGTAGTAGTCTGAAGTATTAGAGATGTTGAAAAGAAATTTCCATCACAAGCTAATTGTAAAAGAAATCCTCCAGTAAAACCTTCACTTGCAGAAAAATAGGATAGATTTATAGTTTCTTGACTATTACAAGATGCAGGACATGTTGTATCACAACATAAGTCTGCTGGAACTTCTTTCCATGTAGAAGAACCATTAGGATAAGATCCTGCTGTTAGGATCAAACTCCCAGGTACAATTTTTCCTTGTTTGCTGTACCTTACAAATGCTCTTTTCTTTGCCATTTTATTTTATTTTTTAGGTTTAGTAGTAGTAGGTCTTGGTTTGGGCTTACCACAACCGCAACCATAAATGTTTGTACTTTTTATCATATATTATATTTTAGAAAGTTGAAAGTGCATACCATCTTTACGTTTCCATGTACCGCCCCAGTCAAAACCAGCATCTGTAAAACATTTTACAAACCCTGGAGACAACTTAGGAGTCATATTAAGACCATTCTCAAAGGCATTGACATCAATAGCAATACCCCAACTATGTAAAGACATAGAACTCAGTCCTCTCTTTTTACGGATGTTAAAACAACCATCCCAAGTCTTTAATTCTTTTACATGTCCTGTTTGTATAAGATTATGAAAGGCCTTAGACAGAGGTTCAATCATATCTCTATTACAATAAATACGTTTAGGAATAACACCTATTTCCATATATCCAGGTACATCCCACATAACCATAGCCTTCTGAAGGTTAGGATCACCATATTTTTTAAGAGCTTGAGCTGAAGTTACCATAGTTTTTAATATTTATATTAATATTTCAATTCAACAATTAGTGGTGCCATCCGCTATTTGAATCATACTTGAAACTCCATCATAAATAGAAAAAGATGCTTCATAGCCACATTCGACTAAACAAGGCACATTTGATTCACAATAAGTAAATGATATTTGTGTTTCAGAAATAATTTTAATATCTATACTATTTGAAAAAAAATTATTTAAAGAAGTAACTAATTCTTCAAATGAGTTCCAATCACCTTGACCTAAACTAAAAGTATTTCTAGATTCAGGAGTTCTACAACCAATCCAAATTTCTGTTGAAATATAAGGAGTTGGAATAGAAGCTAATTCTTCTAAATCTATATTTAAAAGAATTGTTTTTTTATTACAAGAAGTAGTATCATCACAACATTGATCTACTGTAACTTCTTGCCAAAGAGATGATTTATCTGGATATCCACCGTTTGTAGTGATAATAAGTGAACCAGGAACTATTTTTCCTGATTTTGTGTAACGTACAAAGGCTCTTTTTTTAGACATTTTATTTAAGTTTTATTTTCCAATAGGTTTGTACACCATAAATAATTTGACCATCTCTAGTAAACCCAGCATTTACACCATATATGTGATCTTTCTTAGTCTTTAGTAACAAACCAGCACTTAGTTGTCTAATATCAATAAGAGGCTGGGCTTGTACTAAACCACCAACATAATATTGATTTCTCTTCTTTTCTGGTATTGTAATTGTATTTGTAATTATAGGATACTTGAGAGAATATTTATATGATCTACCTGTAATCAGGTTTTTAGTTACAGTGTCTGTAACATGAACATATCCTATAGAATCTATTTTAACACTATCTACGCTAATATTTTTAGCAAGAAGCTCTCTTACAACAGCTTCATACTGTACTACCAGTTTAGAATAGTTACTATCAGGTAGATACTCAGTGTTCCATCTGTCAATTGGTACACCATACGCCTCAGTTTTAACCACTTGAGGTCTAGAATACACAGTGCTGTCTTTGTGTACCCATACTGTATCTCTTTTAATTGTGGGAGTAACAACCTCTTTAGGCTTCCCACAAGTTTGAAATAAGACAATTCCAAGTACTATTAGTACCACTAGATTAAGAAAATTGTTTTTTATGAAGTTCATATTAATCACTTTGAGTTTCAGTTTCACCTTCTTGAACATATACAGGTTCTTCAGCAAAGAAGTTGCTTAACACCTTACCTACTACACCAATCACTAAAGAAGCAATAGAAAGACCTTTGTGATCCATAATCATAGATGACATAGATGTAACAGAAAATACACCAAGTAGTGCATCTCCTATTTTTCTAGCCTTCTTAGGAGTGGGTGCCCAGTAAGACTTTACTGTAAATGTTGTCTTTTTAGTTTTTGTTGCCATATAATTTAATTATATACACGAATTTCTATTGGGGCATTAACCAAAGAACCATCATTTGAACCAACCAATTCAATAAGATTTGTATTACCATAAATACAAATCCAATTTTCACCATTATAGAATCCTCCAAATAGAGGATAAGTTTTATCTGCAGTAAATAATGCATCACTATTTACATAGTAGTTCCCCGCACCAATATAAGTAAACCAAATATTCCCAATAGTATTCTCTAACACTGTTACTACTGGAGCTCCTAAATCAAAAGCTAAACCACCGTTACCATAATCATTAGGAACATCATTATTGATAGCAACAAAAGATGTACCTTCTTGATTACTCGGAGCACCTACATTTGTAAAATCTCCAACTTCTGTACCTGATATAGTATAGGTGACTCCTTTTGTTACAGCCCCAGATGTTAAGGTATCTGGATTACCTCCACCACTCTGTGTTAACAAAGCTGTGTACACTCTATATGATCCAGCACCACTATCTAATAGAGCGTTCACCTTACAGCAAATATTTTTAATTTGCTTATTAATATTGCTTATTAAATCATATAATGCTAGTGCCATGTTATCTAAGTTTTAATATTTTATATAGGTGTTCCACAAAGAGTTATTTGACCTTGATTTGGTGTAATAAGTCCGTTATTATAAGAACATCTTGCTCCTGTTGTTAAATTAGACCAAGCTGTATTATCTGTAATTTCAGGAATTAGACTACCATCATTGTATTGTTCATCTATTAAATTCTGAGCTGTCCATACTTGAGTTCCTATTTTCACTGTAATATAAGTTCTACTATTTCCTACGTAATGAGGTAATAATGGATTGTCATTACTTGTTGTTCCATCAGGAAGTAATTGCTCTGCAGAAGTTGCTAGTCTTACTAAACGAATAGAAAACCCATTTCTCTTAGAGAAGTTGTTGTTGAACACATTGCTGGAATTGTAACGCATATTGCGGTTCCAGGCACTGCTAGTATTGAACTCCGTAGAACTCCACCAGTAACCTTCTATGCCGATCAAGGAAAATGGTCCATCGTTATTACGGTTGCCACCTGGAACACCTACCCAATTTACTTCATTTGTGGCAAGAATATTTGGAGATAACCACAATCCATTGTTTGTAGTAAAAGGATTAGTACAAATAGTTTTTAGTTTACCACCTGCAACAGATTCACCACCTAAATATGTAGTGAATGTAGTCCAATCAACATCACTTGGAACCACCCATGTGTTAGGAGCACCTCCTGGTTGTAATTTATTAACTATGCCACCATCTTCTCTACCTCCATTAATTTCAGCACCTGATCCAAATATTGCCAACCAATTGTATAAATATCCATATCCTTCATATGTCTCTCCACAAGTGGCTGTTGCACAAGGACTCACAGTAGTTGTAGTAGTTGTTGGCTCAAGTGTTGTAGTAGTTGTTGTAGTTATATTACATATTTCTAAAAATTCAGCTTCAGACTGAATTACCTGCACTAATCCATTAATAACTTTGAATACTACACCAGGAAATACAAAATAGTAACCATCTTCAGCAATACTATTAGTAACAAGATTATACAATGTATTAGTACTACTAATATAATAATAAGTTGTTGGATCAAAAACAAATCCTGCTCCACCGTTTATATTATTATTTAATACATTATTAACAAAAATACAAAAATCTTCTAATGTGTTAGATAAAACAATATCTTCTACTGGTGATATTGTTTGGTATCCAATTAAAACTGTAACTGACTCTCCTCCTGGAGGAGGAAATATAGTGGTGGTGGTAGTAGTTAGTGGGAGAGAACCTTCACAACAAAGCTGCTTATTCAAATTTGTTGTAAGCTTTAATGTTTCTTGCAATAAATCGTATACACCCTGTGCCATATTATTATTATCTACTTATTTCTTCCCAATCTAATGAAACGTATGCTCCTAAAGTTCCACCAGTTGCATCTATAGCCATTTCAATAACTAATTCAAGAGGTGTACTTGTAAAAGAATTTCTTTCAAGTTGACTAGCAAATATTGCCTCTTTTAATATATTGATACTTGGAGAACCTTGATTAGAAGAATTAACATATCCTTGTGCTAATACTCTACCACCTGTAACAGATGTTCCTGTAAGGTTATATTCTACAGATGAATCTGTACCTGCTGAAACCCAAGATCCTCCTGTTGTTGTAGCAGATTGCACAATTCTCCATGCATAATTTTTACCATTACCAATTCCTAATAAAGATACCGCTGTACTTATAACTATAGCATCTAATGCAGTAGTTTTAAGTCTAATTCCTACCATTGGATAATAAGTTCCTGCTACAGCAAATGTTTTAGGTGTTGTGATAGGTGTTCCTACAGCTTGCTGAGCTCCTCTTAATTCATATCCTCCTTCAGATATTACTGTAGAACATACTTGTTTTAATGTGCTAGCATTTGCAGTTACTCCAGTGTTTGTAATCTCATATCTTAAAGGTAGAGATGCTGTAGTTATATAGGTAGAAGTAATAATATTAGCATGATGAAAATTATGACAAACATAAAAATTACCATCTATAACAAACCCCATTCTAACAGTTCCAAGACCCAACCACTCAATATCCATAAATAATATCTGAGCTTTTGTAATATCTAATACTACGCCAGAAGGGCCACTACCATCCATGGGATCAACATTCCACGCTGATTGATCAACTACAGATTCAGTAACTACTCCAGTAACCAAACTTCTTTCAACAAAGCTAAGAGTGGAATCATTTAGTTGAACATATAATCCATTTTGTGTACCAAAGTATCCTACTCTTTGTCTTAAGTTTGTTTGAGCAGGATTCATTACAAAAGTACTTAGCACTAACAAACTCTTACCAGGTTGATATGAAAATACTTTAAAGGTTTCTCTAAGTACTTGTGATCCACTGGTAGTATTAACATTAAGGTTTACTAGACCTTCATTTGCATTAAATACTGCTGCTCCTCCACTTGCTGTAGAAGTAGCCCAGAGACCGTTATCTTTATATCTATGAGAAGAATCAAATAATGTTAATGGTCCAGATACTCTCAGTCTTCCAAAAGCATCTTGTGCCACAGAAGGAGCAAAGGTAATTGCTGTAGGAGTTGTAGAAGTATTTACAACATTAACATCAATAGGATCTGTGTTAGTCACTGTAACATCTACATTATTTGTTACATTAACATCAATATCATCAGGATTTGTTACATTGACATTAATAGGATCAGGACTTACTATATTGACATCAATAGGAGGAATATCACCTCCATTAATACAACAGAGTCTGTTGTTAATACTTTTTAAAAGAGATATTACTTGGGCATCTACTAGCATAGTGTGTTATGTTTTAACCAAATTCTTTTTTACATCATAAAACTCTTCATGTTTAAAAAGTCTATCACGATGATAATAAGTTGAGGTTGTTTGTGTTATAGGTTTAATACCACCTAATACTCTTTGCTCTAAAAAACGAACGTCACGTTCTAGGTTATCTATCCTAGTTTTGTCTATGTTTGACTGAGCTAATAGTGATTTTACATCTGATCTTAGCTCACTTAAATCCCTCCAAATCATCATACTAATAACTGTTACTATGGAAGGAAAAAAGTAAAGTTTTACTGTAGTTAAAATACTGTTTTTTTGTGCAGTAGTGGTAGACATGCTGTAAAAATTTTCATAAATACAAATAAAATATAAATAAATCGAGTAAAAAACCTTTAAATTTGAGGTTTTCTCCTCAATATAATATACAAATTCTTTTACAATAAACCTAATAAATATGACCCCCAGTGAGTACAAAAAAAGGATTGAAAATGAGTTAATTAATGATTTTATTAGAAAATTTACAGAAAAAGTGGGGTATGCTCCTATTGTAATTACTGATAAAGGTTCTAATGAAACAAATTATAACGTGTTAAGTTTGAGTGAATTAGAAGAATGTTTTGATAAGTTTTTACCAGTTATTAGAAATAAAACTATAAAATTAAAAGCACACTGTAGAGTTCGTGAAGTAAAGGATCTTAGACATACTTTTTGTTTTATAGCTAAATTAATGAAACATACATACGTTAGTATAGGAAAACATATTGGTAGAGATCATACAACTGTAATAAACTCTATAAGAACATTTAGAAATCTTTATCAAACAGACGAAGTATTTAGAATGCGGTATTTTAATATTATTAACCATATAAAAAGTATACATGAGTCACCAGTTATGGAAAACCTTGATAAAGTATAAGGTAAGCCCTAATCAAATCTACTTTTTAGATTGCTGTAGAGAAAGAATACAGCCTAGCAATGATTTAATTAACCAAACAGCTGAAAAGCATGTTGCAGAAATAAAGGGGTTAATTACAGAAAAAGGTGTTTTAACACATAAAGCACTAAATATTTTAGATGAGTTTGAAACTCTTCTTGTTAAAACTAAAAAGATTGTTACATCTGATGTACTAGGAGATAACTTTCAAAAGAGTATTGATGAATATAAACAATACTTTCCTAAAAAGCTATCTACTGGTCCAGGTAGACAATCAGCACGTGAATTAAAACAGAAGTTTATATGGTTCTTTAAAAACTATCCAGAGTATGATTGGGATGTGGTATTAGAAGCTGCAAACTATTATTCTTTCGAATGTAGTCAAAGGAATAATGAATTTATGTCTAATAGCTCAAACTTTATTAAAAAGGATACAATAAGTAAGGAATCTACATCAAAACTAGCTGATTATTGTGAAATTGTAAAAGAAGATATGAATGCAAGCAAATAAAACAAAAGAAATGAAAACATATGAAAAATATTTTCATAAAGCAACTCTTTCTTTGTTATTTTCTATTTTATGTTGGCTTTTAATTAAAAATTTAATAATTGACATTGGATTTTTTAGATATTTCTTAATTGAATTACTCTTGATTTTATCAATGAGATTACTTAAATTTACACTTATAAAATTAAAACTAGATGAGTGAGAAAAAGAGTAGTGAAAGACCTTATGGTTTTAAACTTCACTGGGAAGTAATAGAAAAAAGTATTAAGAATATTGATGATCGTAGAAAAGGTAGAATTAAATCTTTTGTTACACCCTGGCAAAATATAAATGATGCAACTGCAGGAGGTATTGAATGGGGATCAGTGGTTACAATTGGTGCAAGACCTGGTGCTGGTAAAACTATGTTTGTTAGTAACCTTTTGAGAGAATGTAAAGCACTTAATCCAACGCAAGACTTTAATATTTTAGAATTTCAATTAGAAATGACTAATGAGCAATACGGTCAGCGTGAGATTGTAGCAGCCACTGGTTTAGATTATAATGAATTGTTATCTACTAAAAAAGAATTAGATGATTTTAAATTTAAACAAGCAGAGAAATATTTAGATGATTGTAAACGACTGCACTCACAAGGTGTATATCGTGGTCAAATCAATAGATCTATCACTGCATTAGATTTAGAAAAAGCTGTTCACTTTTATTATAATAAACTAGGTGGCAAACCTCTTATTGTAACAATAGATCATAGCTGGTTAATTAAAAAAGACAGTAATGAAAAAGAAAAATTAAATACTCTTTATAATACAGCTGATGTTCTTATACGATTAAAACAGGAGCTTCCAATTATTATTATTATGCTTACACAGCTTAACAGAAATATAGAAGATCCACTTAGAAAAACTCCAGGTAGTATTCAAAACTATCCTACAAGTTCAGATATATTTGGCGGTGATGCAATGATGCAAGCCTCTGATGTAGTAATTGCTTTATCTAGACCATACACATTTGATATAACTGCATATGGTCCTAAAAGTTATACTGTTACAGAAGATGGCATATTTGCTCACTTGTTAAAAGTAAGAAATGGTACTAATAACATTAAACTTATTTTTATGCAAGGTATATTTTCGCAACAAAAGATAGTTGAAACAATAGCACCTGGTTTTAATATACAACCTGGTTATGTTCCAAGAAATTCCAGAAGAACTCCTTCTGCAGATATTGGAAGTGAATTATAACTATTAAAATTAAATATTATGTCTTTATTAAAAAGCATGTCTGATGACGAAAGAACAGTTTATAGGCAAATTAAACTTAAAGAAATTCAAGAATATAATAAATATTTTATAGACGATATTGGAATTAACAAATCAGATTTTAATATGAAAACACCTTTTACCCATAAAGGTAAAGTGGTTGTTAGTTTTTTTGTAAATGAATTTGAAAAACCAAACGGTTATTATATTGAATTAATTGATGCTGACTTAAATCCTACAGATCCTGATAGAACTATTTATCGTTTACCATACACTGAAGATTATCTAAAAAAGTATGAAAAAGACGAAAAGAAAAAATCGTCAAAAGAGAAATATTTAGTACCTTTAAGCGACTTCACTAAAATGAATAGACAATCAGCTACAATCTTAAAAGAAAATTATTTAAATCAATTTGAAAATAAGAATGTAAATATGTTAGATTCTTACGTTGCATTTGAAAAAGAAGTAAATTCAACAAAAGCAATTTCTAACACTATTGATGCTCCTGTTAGTGATATGACAATAAGAGACTATATTACAATCCATACTGGTAAACCAGTTAGTCTTAAAAAATGGATTAATGATCTTGTAAAAAACTAAAGATAGATATGGGACAAGGCGTATTAATTATTGCAGAATCAGGATCTGGTAAATCAACAAGTATTGAAACCTTAGATCCAAAAGAAACATTTATTATAAATGTTGCAAACAAACCACTTCCATTCAAAGGTTGGAAGAAAAAATATACCTTGTGGAGTAAAGACCATCCAGGAGGTAACATGTATGACAAAGCAGGTGTACAAAACATCGAGGCTTGTATCAGATATGTAAATGAAAAACGTCCTGAAATCAAAACAATCATTGTTGATGATTTTCAGTATATGAGTTCATTTGAATTCTTTGATAGAGCAGATGAAAAAGGTTATGAGAAATTCACACAAATAGGTGCAGGTATTGCTAGAATATCTAGAATGCCTAAAGATATGCGTGATGACCTTACTATATTCTTTTTAACACACGCTGAAGAAGGTTTAGATGTGGAAGGTAAACGCAAGTTTAAAGCTAAAACCATAGGTCGCATGGTGGATGAAAAACTTACATTAGAAGGTTTATTCTCTATTGTTCTATTTGGTAAGGTAAAGAAAAACAAAGAGGGCGTTATTCGCTACGTATTTGAAACTACTAACAATGGTGAGAATACATGTAAGTCGCCAAGAGGTATGTTCAATAATTTTGAAATACCAAACGATTTAGCTCTTGTTAAACAAGCAATTATAGATTTCGAAAATTAAATTTTTTTTAACTGTTAAATTTCAATTATTATGTTTAGTACAAAAGGACAAGAAGTCAAAGGTGGTGGAGCATCTAAATCTCTCCAACCAGGCGTGGTTTATGCGCATATTGTTAGTGGTCAAGTTAGAACATCCAGCAAGGGTGATAAAAAGCAACTTGAGTTGGTTCTTGAGGGACCTGCTTTACCAAACTTTGAAGGATGGGCTATTGATAAAAATGATTTAGAAGGACCTAAGTTTAAAGGTCAATCTTCTCGTGTAAGCGCAACTATCTGGACAGATCAGTTTAACACAGATGATATTAATAAAAATGAAATTCTTAACAAACTCATTGTTATGGGTAAAGAGTTGGGAATTAGATCAAGTCTTGACAACATCTCATCTGAATTTGAAATTAACTCTATTGAGGATTGGGTGGATCACGCAATTGATTTGCTTAAAGGTAACGATATGTACTGGTTTCTTAAAGGTACAGAAGAAGAATACAATGGTAAAACAATTGTAAAATTGTCTTTGCCCAAGTTTAAATTCTGTAATGCTCTTGAAACTAAATTAGATGTGTTTGATAAAAATAACAAATATCATTATAAAGCTTTAGAGAACAAGTCAGTAGACAAGTTTGAACCAGCTAATGATGATTTTAACTTTTAGTATCTCGATTTAAGATTAAGAATGACAGGGGGGTGTTTCTACACTCCCCTAATTTTTTTAAATTTACGTCTATGTTTAGAACTAAAAATTTGGTACATGATGTAAAAGATGTACCTGCTACATGGATATTTGAACACTATTGTAAGCTTAATTATAAATTAGAAGGACAGCACATAAAGATTAAATCTGTATTTAATCAAGAGTGCACACCTAGTATGTGTATTTATACTGATGAGTATAATACCTATAGGTATAAAGATTTTTCATCTGGTAAATCTGGTTTTGGTATAGATTTGGTAAAAGAGATGTATAAGCTGAAGTACCACCAAGCATCTCTTAAAATCATAGAAGAATATAATGACTATATTCTTAAAAATGGAAACGAATATCAATCTAAAGAAATTAAGAAATATGCTAGATTTAAAGTGACTGGTTTTACTAAAAGAGGTTGGACAACAAAAGATCAATATTACTGGACACAGTTTAACATTGGTTCCAAACTTTTAGAAGAACATCAAGTTTTTCCACTTGAAAAATATATTATGGAAAAAGACATTGATCAGATTGAAATAAAAGGTAGCTATTTATATGGTTATTTCAAAAAAGATGGCACTCTTTATAAAATCTATCAACCAAAAACTTTAGATAAAAAGTTCATTAAAGTAAAATCTTATATACAAGGTGTAGAACAATGCAATCCTGAATATAAGAATCTTTTAATTACGTCTAGTCTAAAAGATTTAATGTCTGTTAAGTCCTTAAAGCTGACTAGTTTAAATGTTATTGCAGCAGATTCAGAAAATACTATGATACCCTCTGCTGAAATAGAATGTTGGCAAAACCAGTATCAAAATATTATTATTATGTTTGATAATGATGAACCAGGTATAGAAGCAATGCAGAAATATAAGGAGAAATATCCCTTTATTAAAGTTGCTTTGCTACCTTTGAGTAAAGATATATCAGACAGTATTAAAGATCATGGGGCAAAGAAAGTTAGAGAACATCTTGTGCCTATACTAAATAAGAAAATAAATGAAACGCAAGAAGACAACCACTAAACCTAGAAAAGTAAAAGCTGTCACTCCTAAACCAAGAAATGCAGGAACAATGACAGAATCAGCTTTTTGGAGTTTTATTAGAAGCGCGTTGAGACAAAAGTCTAGATGGTGGAAACCTATAACGCAGTGTAAAATAAAATCACGTAGAACTTATAAGGGTCCAAATAAAAGACAGAAGTTTGAGTATCAGTGTAACGAGTGTAAACAATGGCATCCTGAAAAGAATATCAATGTTGATCACATCGTTCCTGCTGGTACATTAAGATGTGCTAATGATCTTCCTGGGTTTGTAGAAAGACTATTTTGTGAATCAGATAATTTGCAAGTGCTCTGTAGTGCTTGTCATGATAAAAAAACAAAAGATGAGAAATCTAAATGAATTAAAAAAAGCTATAGAAAACAAGATCCCACTTGTTTGGAATGATCCTGATCCTATAGAGAAGACTAATTATAATATTACTTATATTGAACCACTGACAGATGATATAGATGAAGATACTCCTATTCTTATACACTATGGTGAAGATTCTGAAGCAGAAGTTTATTTACATGAGATAAAAAAAGATTTGAGTTATGTGTTTAATCATATTACAGAAACTCAATGGTTAAAAATAATATATTCATATTTAAATCACCAGATCGATCCTCAACCTACTATTCCTCTTGACTATCTTGAAAGTTTAGATGTAACTGATCTTGATGCTGTTACACCAGATATGTTTACAATAGAAGAATATGATGAGGAGTATGTTATAGATTTACTAGATGCTTTGCATTTAATTATTTTAAGAAGAGAAGAAGAAGATTTAAAACAACTATAAAATAATTATTTATGGAATTAACTAAAGAAGAAGTAGAAGCTTTGAAAGCTTATTTTGATGAAACTACTATAAACATTACAAGTCTTATTAAAAAAATAGGACTTAAAAAAGTAAAAGAGTTTCAAGCAGTAATTGATAAAATTTATAAAGATGCTTAGAGAAGTTAAAAAACTGTACAATAATCTTGTAGAAGTAAGAGACTATGATGTTCAAAATGCAATTGCTAGAAATGAAAATTTAGTA